GGGAGGTTTGCACTCCCTTCTGGACTAAAAGCCTAGTCCAGCGCATCTAGTATGCTGTCTTCCCGAGGTCAATAAAATGTTCTATCTTGCAATTCTGGGATAGAGTCTTCCGTAGTAAGATCTTTTATTGTTTCGTTACTACTAGTTCGCCCTTCTAGGCTCAAAGGGTATAGGAATCTCCGTGTGAGTGAATTCGTAAGGATGAATCAGCTAGTGAAGTGAATACCAACTGATCATTGTCTTGTGCGAGCCTCTTGTCCGAGTCTTAGGATCCCTGGAGAGCCTCCAGAAGGTCGAAAGACCGGGTCTCGTTGAAAGGGCCGTTCCGGGGGAGGAGCGAACGACCGCTAAGGGGAGAAGAACCCAAAGTGGTGTCCTTCTGATAGGCTTGAGGTATTGGCGCACAGGAGCGGGAAGCAGACCTCGTCATTCTCGCGAAGTAAGCTCCCGGATGTTCACTAGGCGGGATCTTGGGCTCTGCCCGAGTGAAATCTAGTGAGAGGAAAGAGCTATTCCGCTCGAGCTAATCCTGGTCCAACGACCACGAGATGCTGGTGTTCCGTAACCTCCCTACTCACCATGTAATTATACTTAACAATGCTTAACATGTCTCGTATGTTCCATAGTACTGTTTTCCAATTACAGCGTCCAGATCATGCTCTGTACGGGTCTGTGAATTGGCCGCTCGTAACCAGTGGGCAATATGCAATTGTTGACCCAGCTGACCCGCACGCGGTTTTATACCTTTCAGAGAAAGAGTATAAAGTTCTTCTTCGAGTTGTGCTTAGTAATGATCAGACGCTCATTGTTTTGGCTCGTCCCGGTGATAAGAAGGTCGAAAATGCTTCCGTTTCTTCAACTAACTCCCCCGGGGGAGGGCCGAGAGCACGGTCAGACCAATCGACATTTTATACTCCTTCATCTGCACTAGATCCGTCTTCTCCTCATTCTACCCGCCCCAAGGGTAAGACGAGTTCTTTCTGGAGTCATTTTCAAAATTACTTCGGGGATGATATAGGTTCGGATCGCTTGCTCTTACCTACTTTAAACAATATAAAGCAGGCAGTCCAACTTTGGGCGCGAACGCTCTATGCTTGGTCTGGAGGTAAGCTTTCCTCTGCAGGGTTTTACGAAGATGCAGCCGTGGTAGCCTCGTACTTTTGGCGAATGCTAAAGCACGAGGGCGCAGCGAATATGTGCAAAAGGATGAAAGTCGCCCTCTTCATCGTGAATTCGTACTTAGCACGGACTCCGATTGAAGATTCGAGGCACTTAGGAGTGGCAATATCGATTACCCATGGGCTTCCGAGATTTCTTCCCTTACGGGCTCGGAACGCCATACGCCGAGGCGATACTCAGGCGATTCGTATTTGGGTGTCGATTTTAAATATGTATAAAGGGTTTGATGCTCCGCATCCTCCCCTTTCCCTACATACTATTATAAATACGCCTTATGTAGTTACCGAACATACGCATCGGTTCTACACGTTCCTAAGAACAGCGTTTGTTCCGTGGATCAGGGAGTCTGGCTGGGTTCCCCCTTTTGAGGGTAACACATCAGCTCCTTATATGTCGGTGAAAGCCGGCCCTAACTCGGCAAAGTCGATTTTAGGGGTGGGTCTTGATGTCTTGGCTTGGATTCAATACGGCGATGCGAGTCTCGTCCGATATTGTCTTGCCTCTGGACATTACAAGGTTCTCGAATATTACCACCTGCTGCGCGGGGTGGTGATAGGAGAAATGCGCTTCACAGACGCGGGTGGGAATCCCCGCGCCTCTGAAGGTCCTTATAGATTTAATGCGAAGCAGGAACTCTTTCTTGGTCGGTTGTCCCTCAAAGAGGAAGCAGCCGGTAAGAATAGAGTCTTCGCCCTTGGCGACTGGTTTTCCCAGTACGCCTTGAAGCCTTTACATGATTGGTTGTTCCAAATACTCCCTCATTTACCGGGAGATGGGACAATGAATCAAGATAAGGCCCTTCGCGGTATGATGGGCTTTGAAAAGTATTGGTGTTATGACATATCAGCGGCTACGGACAACATTCCTCGAGTTCTGTATTCAAAATTACTTGAGTGTCTCCTAGGTCCTGAGATAGCTCAGGCCTGGGAGTCTTTACTTGTCGATCGAGAGTTTGTTTATCTCGATCCCGACTCTGGAAAAGATCGTACGGTACTGCATCGCGTCCGTTACGGTCGAGGACAACCTATGGGTTTCCTCTCGTCATGGGGAATGCTAGCATTCATCCATCATGCGATTATCCAGTATGCGGCTTGGCGGGTAGGTGCTTTCCCCTTCTTCACCTACTCCGTCACGGGAGATGACTCAGTGATAGCGAAGAATGAACTAGTGGCTAATGAGTATCTAATTGTTATGCGGGAGTTAGAAATACCTATCTCAGTGGCCAAATCCTTTAAATCCTATAATGGGTTGATGCAGTACATCTCAAGAACGGTCCGTTCTGGAGTGGACTTGTCACCCGCTTCGTTCCGAGAGGAACTTGCGGTTAGAGGACTTGCAGACCGAGCTGCTTTTGCTTCTCGGTTAGCCTTACGAGGTTGGGTAGATTTTAATTCTGATAAGTGGTTGGTCTCGCTGGCGAGACTGATGCTTGCTTTCAATGAAAATACTTATTATTCATTCATCCTTGGCCCAAAAGGGCGGATGGGATGGAAAGTTGACGTGGCTATATCCCTTTTCCTCGGTCCTGGTTCTCCGCTTTACGGTAGACCAGGGTTCCAAGAAAATACTTATATAGGCTTCCTTCTCCATTGGTTAGGAGTAGGTGACGCCTTAAGTAAGGGACGAATCCAGCGTTGGTCTTGCCATTTCCCCACCGATCTGGACTTTGTGATGAAATTCTCAAAGTTATATATGAATTGTTTAAAATCGTTCCAGCGTCGCATGGATACGATTCGTCGGACACTTTTAGAGTCTGCCGAGCAATTCGAGTCAAAGTTACTACTCGATTACATGAACGACCAGAAATGGTCCGACCCAACTCAAATAGTAATCTTTCTCGACTGGCTCGAGGATTTTAAAACTCGCATTACTGAGTATACCGGAGGAGTCTCAAGGTTACGGGCCCGTTACACGACGTGTACAGGTACGATGGTCTTGGGAGCTGCCCACGATATCCCGGCTCACCATAGAGATCTTGTGTCCCAGCTCCGTCGGCGGCTGTCGGAGTGGGTTTGCACACACGGTAATAGGTACGCAGAGCGCGTATCCGAAATAATTATGCGTTTAGTTCAGCAGCAGTTAGTTCTGACGCACCTTCTGCCACTTCCGAAAGTTTCAGATTTTGATCCCAACCTACCACCACGGCAGGAGATCCTATCCCGAGGTCCTCGAGAGTGGATTTCTCTTGCCATGGAAGCTGGTTTTCTAACACCTCTGTCAGAGGAGTCGGGGCGTCTATCCCTTCGTGGGGTACACGCTCTGAAAGCGATCCAGAGACGAGCTGAGTCTCAGCTCATCTCAGATAAATTCACTTCTGACTTTATGGCAGGGCGTTGCTTACGCCTCGCTCCTGCCTCTAATCATGCGAATTTGAAAGAAAAC